ATATCGCCCTCTTCCATCACAAAGTATGATGTTCCACCCCAATCTTGGGTAGTTTTGGAAGTTACTGCTGTTTGATAGACAAGCGAATAGGTAACAGAGGCAGAAGTGTCTACCCAATCAAAAGTAATGTGTTTGTTTGAACCACTTGCGTTAGTGGCTCGTAGCAAAACCACCCTTGCGTAGTAACCAGTAGGTACTGTGTAGAGGGTTGTCAGCGTGTTTGCTGTGAGGTTTGCGCCAACCGATAATGCTCTCATTTTGCCTTTGCCTTATTTCGTTCGGAAATAGACTTGGCTTTTGCCTTTGCGTCAGCCTTGGAGTTTGCACCCCATGCTTTTAACGAAAGAAGCAGTCTTGTCGGTTCACCATTCTTGTACTCAGCACCGCTATTACCAGCCATACGAGCCAAGAAACTTGCTCTCCTTGAAGAGTCGCCCGACTTTACTGGAGGTTTTAAGTCTCCACCAGTTTCCGCATTATAAGATGCTCTGCCCTTGGAGTTCAACCCCCCTTTGGCATTTTTACCTTCGGAGCGTTGCCAAGCGGGAGTTTTCATCACTTCACCTTTTTTGGTTTCTTTGCAGTTTTAGCAGACTCAATAAACGCTTTGGCAGTTGGCGCACCTTTGCTACCAACTTTACGCATCCGTTCACCAGAGCCTTCAGCGATTCTTTTCTTCTTTGCCAAAATATTGGCATAAAGTCCTTGTTTCATTTCTTCTTCGCCTTACCAGCCTCTGATAGGGCAATTGCTATGGCTTGTTTCTGAGACTTGACAACCTTGCCACCCTTGCCTGAGTGCAGATCACCTGCCTTGTACTCACGCATGACTTTGCTAATCTTCGCCTGTGCTTTGGTCTTTTTCATATTAATACAAGACCTTTGCCGTGATAGTTCCAGAGGTGTAAGCTGTGCAATTGGCTCTCAAATACTTTGGAGCATTGGCTATGGTAATGATGCCATCAGCAGTCAAAGCACTACCAATCGTTGCGTAGGTTGTTCCATCCAAACTACCTTGCAAAGCAACAGTAGCGGTCGTTATGCCTGTAACTTGTAGAAATGCGGGTTGCCCTGCGTCTGCTTGTACAGCTTGAGATGCGCCAGTTGCAACAACTGCGCTAAGAAGCGTTTTTGCCCCAGATAGTGAACTCATTTGCCTCTCCCAGATTTCTTCATCATGTTTGTTGCTGTGCGCTGACCACGCATAGGCATAGCTTTTGGCTTACCAACTGCCACCATAATGGCAATAGGAATACCTTTTTTAGCATCTTTTTTACTGTCTTTTTTTGGTTTTCCGTACATCATTTTGTATCCTTTTTGATAGAACCGCCTGATTTCCATGCGTCACAGGTTCTTAGTGCCGCACAGGTGAAATGAAATAACTCGCAAAATCCAAGGTCTGCCGCATCAATAAACTGTTGGTCATAGTCCAACTCATTAGGGCTAGACTTACCTTTTTCTAGTCCACCAAGGATGCACTCCATCATCTTAGGAGTCTGGATAAAGGCGGCACAGTTGCCACAACGCATCCCCATAATGTCTTTGGTAGGGGCGTTATACATCTTCGCCTTCTTCAACCAGAAAGAGTCATTTGGCTCATCAGGGTTAGGAGGGCCATATCCATACTCTTTGAAAGCATGGTTTCTATTCTTCAGATTGGTAGATACATCCTGAGTCGCCACAGGACAAACCACACCTGAGAGCAAACCCTCTTTCATCGGAGTAACTTTCCAGTAACAAAGGTGATTACGCCACCAGCCATAGAAGCGATGGTCATACCCATCCAAAACCCACCTTTTGACTTGTTTGCCAACTCAAGGAGTGCCTTGACATCGGTGGCTAACTGGTGAACTTCAATCTGCAAGGAGGCAACCTGTGCCTCTAACTTGCCAAAATCTCTCGCATCAATATCGCTCATAACTGTTCCTTACGGGGTCTACCCATAGGTCGCTTCAAAGTTATTGTTTGCCTTGTTCCATCAGTCTTTTCCACCTCAATAACAGCAGAAGTATCAACCTCTGTGTATTCTGGGTGTCTACGCATCTCAACAATATCAAAGTCGTATTTGAACTCGACTGTATTGCCTGATCGGTTACAACGAAACAAAGCCATATTTATCCTTAAAAGAAAGGGAGGCAAGCCTCCCGATCTTTAGACTAATCTAACAACCACACAGCGAACTGTGGTGGATGCCAAATCCAATGTGCCTGTTGACTCGTTTTGGAAACGAATAGACACTGTATCTGCCGCTGAAACATAAGGAGTGACGGAGATGCCAGAGACATCCACACCCATACTAATGTTCATCACAATATCGCCCAACTTGACGCCTGGGACTGTTATCGTGTTTGTCTCTCCTGCGCCATCTGCTAGAGATGATGCGTTCAAGGTTGCTACTACTGAAAACGTATCCGAAAACAACCCACGGAATGAGTCAGTTCCTCTACGTGATACTACTGCTGTTGCCGCCGCCATAGGATTCTCCTAATTAGGTTTAAAAAAGTCCCCCCAGTTACGGGGGGCGCAACTGCAATTAGGCAGGAACTAAGAGAGCGAACATAGATGCAGACTTAGCCGCACCAGATGTTGCCGCCGCACGGAGAATCTGAACGCCATAAAGGGTATCAGATGTGAACAGCGTAGCAAGATACTCTTGCTTGTACTGAACTTGTGAACGCACACCAATTTGCTCAACCAGAACCAAAGAATCTTTGTGTCCCATTAAACAAACACGGGCGGCGGCAGAACCTGATGCTGTGTCGCAATTGCTTGAGACAAACACAGGGATGCCATACAAGTTACCGATCTCACCTGTGCGGATGGTATTGTTAGTACCGCCAACAAAAGCCTGTTCTGTATAACGTGCCAAGCCCATCAGCGTGTTACGGCTTGAGGGTGGGATTACAAAGAATCTTCCGTCCATTGGGGTATCGGTATCGTCCATACGCTGAATAGTGCGGCGAATAGCGGCATCGGTCAAGGCTGACTCGTTGTTGCTTGCGGCAACATAAGCAGTTGTACCATCGCCACCAATAAACGCACCAGTTGCATATACGTTAGTACCAGCACCACCATTGGTTGAACGTCCAAGGTTAATCAAGTCAGAATCGACTTGTTTAGCCAAAGAGTAACCAGCGTCTGCTGTGTAGAAGTTACGCAGACTGTTTAAAGCCTGTGCTTCTACGATGTCTTCGATCAAACGGCTATATTCATAGTGTTTGTCGATTGCTACCTGAACTTCAGATTCCGTTGCCGCAATCAAAGTTACTTGTGAGCCAGCCGCCTTTGCAGACGCTGAACCACGGGTAGGGGAAGGAACGTGAACTACATCACCCTTCTTGCCCTTGAAAGACATCTTCATAACCAAGTTTGCTAAAACGAGGTTTTTCTTGTAAGCCGCAACAATCTCGTCACTCCAAATTTCAGGAATGAAGGTTGCCGCAGTCGTGACTGTCACATTATTTGTACCTAAAGGCATGATAAATCTCCAAAAAGCGATAAGTTAATTACTTGACCCGTCCCTCTGCGTAGGCTTGCATGATTTCATCACTCAAGGCTTCGTATCGGTTCGGATCGGTCATTTTTAGCCGAATAAGGTCAGCCCGTCTATAAACTCTTTTTCCTGATTCTCCACTACCACCTACATCAACACCCGCCGCCTTCAGGTTAGTCTTACGAGTTGCTTCTCCAACATCACTCGTTTGTTTCGCCTTCACGCCACGTAACTGTTTATAAGTAGTAAGTAATTCGTTTGCACTATCGTAATCAAACTCACCATCAGCCTTGGCAAACAGATTTATGCGAATAGGTGAAGATTTCACCCAATTTGCAAAGTCTGGGTCTGAGGCAACCTGACCATAGTCGGGATGCTCTTGCACTAACTTTTGCTGAATCTGCATCCTTTTGAAGTCGTGAGCCGCTTGGCGACCCGCTACTACATCTGGATGGTTATCGACAGTCTGACGAATTGCTTCTTTTGGATTCTCAAAGAAGTCTACTTCTGGTGCTTCCTCTTTAATAGATTGCTTGTTAGAACTGAGGTTCTGCTTAATAAGTTCATCTGCTAGTTTACGAATTTCGCCTACTTCCTTACCTTGACGATCAATTAGCTTGTTAGCCTCTTGGTGCATCTTGATAACATCTTCTAGACTTTTATCCCGATAGAAATTGGGAATGTCTGAAAGAGGTTCAGTTTCAGGGAGTTTTGCTTGCTGTTGTTCTTCAACTACTTCTAACTCACTTGGCAACTCATCTTCATTATCAATCAACATATTTTTCCTTTTCCTGCGTGTTTATCGTTCTCAGGACATTTAACTTGCACTTTTTACAAGTTGTTGCTTTGCTCCCACTTCAGTCTGTCAAGGTGTTTTCTCTCGAACTTCCCATGCTCTGAGGGATAAGAACCAGACCACCCTTCCAATTTGAAGTTAGGTGCGCTTATGAGGCGGTTGGCTGTTGCTCCGCACTCACACTTAAAACCTGTTGTCTCATAATCAACAAGTCTTTCAGTTTTATGCCCGTTTTCACAGGCAAAATCAAATAGTCTTTTCATTCAATTCCTCAAATGCTCTTTCGCTGACCTCTTTCAAAGTTCTCAGCCATGTGAGTATTGACAATTCGCCCTTCTTGAATTGCAAGGACTTTTCGTCAAGGATTGTACTGATATTGTTCAACGATTCAATCATTGTGTCAATATCTTCCATTAAGTCTTTCCATCCCTCCTTTGACATCAAGTCAAAGCGGGCTTCATAGTACTTTTGGAGTTCAGGACTCATGTCGTTCCATTAGACGCTAGTTGCAACACACCAGAAGTGTCACCAGAAAAGTTTAGAGCAGTACCACTCGTAGTTCCTGCGGAAATTATGCTTGCCATTATTGATTCTCCTCTGCTGGCAATGGGGTGTTGCCTTCAGCAAGCCACTTTAAATATTGCTTACGTTTCATGTGTGCAATCCTCATTCTTTCTCTTGTCTCAGGGGAATGTTTACGCCCTGCCATATGATTAAGTTCACCTCGTTGTGCATCGCCAATACGCTTTTTAGTTTCTTCTGAAACAACACAACCAAGTCTTCCATTGCTTTTTCCTCGCTTACCTTTAAAAACATTAGCCTTCCACTCATCAGATAGTTTCCTACCTATTTGTGATTGGCGTATCTTTTCAATAAGTTCGTCTGGTCTTTTTGTACCAAGTTTTGCTTTACTCATTTTTAAACGAGTTTTAGTAGAAAAAGTTTTTTGCTTTTGCCGTTCAATTTCTTCGTGCTTGAGCATCTCAGCAGTTCTACTGTTAATTCTTTGTCCGTATCTTGTAATGCCATTCATGTAATTAAATGCCGTAGTCATAGAGCCACCATAGGCTTTCCATAACATCCAATGGGCAACAAAATGTTGTCTAGCAGTTAAATGAATAATATTTGAAGATGCGTCATCGCCACCCATGCTTTTTGGCAAAACATGGTGTTTTTCTGAATATCCATCAATGCTCTGATATTTCAAAGCATCAATAAATTTCAAGTAACGATTAATATGATGGCTGTTCATCGGCAGGTAGTGGTTGATTTCCAAGAGCAATCCACTCTTGGTATTCTTGAAAATCTCGGTTATCGGGGTCAAATGGGATGCAAGCACCATCGCTTAAACGCAATACTGAATTTGGTTCTCTAGATTGAATTGTGATTAACTTATACATTTGTTACTCCTAGAGTTCTGCTGATGCAGTGTAATTTGCTTCATATCCAGTTGTTGTAGTTAATGCACTACCAGAATCTGATAAGCATTGAATTCTTGTTGTTGATGGATTTCCAGCCGTTACAGAACTTCCAGTATTTGTTCCAGCAACAATGCTAGAAACTTTATTTACAGTACCATTTCTGCTGTAAATAGTAACTGTTGGAACTGCTCTTTTTGGAACTAAAAACGCAAAACCAGTTGTGTATTGAGTGTTTGTACTAAATACTGTTGCTATACCAATAAAACTATTTAAGTAATCTGTTTGCTCATAATACCTCTGACATAACTGCAACTCAGTACCATAAGGGCGGTAATCAAAACTCGTTGCTGTTGAGCCTTTTTCTAGTTGTACGCCTGTGATAGTAAATGTTGCGCCTGTGTTTTGAGTAAGTTTTACAACTCCTCCTCCAGCAGTAATACCATAAAGAGAAGAAGTTCCCCAAGCGTTTGTTACTGCTCCGCTTTGTGTAGCCCCTGCACCCATGTCCCAACGAATACCTATGCCACGACCATTTGTATAAAGCCAAGTACCAGAAGCATCGCCAACAATAGTTTTGCTAATGTATGTCCAAGTATTTGCTGTTGGGAGTGAATAAGATGTAATGTATTGTCTATTGGTTGCGCTATTTTCAAGAATCAAACCAAACGTACCATTTAAACTTGATTTAGCCCAAAAAGACAACGTAAGTGTTTGAGCGTTTGCTGTTCCAAACTGCAAATCTGCTACGTTGTAACCTTCAATAAATTGAACTATTTCAGATTGGTCGTTTGTGTTTGTGCTTGCTGTTCCAGCCGTATATGTCAAAGCATTTTGAAAACCAGACAAACTAGCAGTAACTTGTTGTCCAGTAATACTTTGTCCAACAGGTGAATCAATACGAAATCTGTCAACAGGAAATCCTGAAGAACTGCCTGTCACGGTAAGACTAGCCCCCGCATTACGCTGGTCTATCACCATCGCACCATTGATGATGCGGTTCTTGAAGCCATCGTAATTCACACCCGTACAACTTGTAAGAATACCGCTTGCTGGTGTTCCTAGTGCTGGAGTAGTCAGCGTTGGACTAGTTAAAGTCTTGTTTGTTAGGGTATCAGTAGTAGCACGACCGACTACGGTATCTGTGCTTGTAGGTAGAGTGATAGTTCCTGTATTCGTGATTGTGCTGATTACAGGAGCAGTCAGGGTCTTGTTAGTCAAGGTATCTGTTGTTGCCTTACCAACTAAGGTATCAGTTGCCGCAGGAAGTGTTATTGTGGTAGTACCAGCTACCGCAGTTGCTTGCAATGTGGTTGTCCCTGAAGTCGAGCCAGAGAGGTCAATCGCATTAGGTTTTAGGGTTACTGTCGTTGCCATATTTTTCCTTTATGGTGTTCCTACTATGATTTTACGCCCAGTTTCCAACTGAAACTACTGTATCTGTTCCTACTGGGTAACATTTAAACCAAGTATTTACACCAATAACTGCGGCACTAGCCGTTGTTAATTGGATGCTTGGAATGATTGTTCCAGCACCATTTATTCTAAAAATGCCTTTTACTATTGCAGATGCCGCAGTTCCGACTGCCGCAGTAATAATGTTTCCAGTTGCCCCAGCCGTTGATTGCCAAGTTGTACCAGCATTTGCGCCAGTTGCCTGATTGGTGTTATCCAATCCAAAAGCGTGCCATGCCGCACTTGTAAACGTAGCCGTTCCTGCGCCAAGAATTGAAAAACCGAAGTTTCCAGTTGTTGCAGACATAACGCTTACGTTAATGGACATTTCAAAAAAGTAAGAGGTTGATGCCCCTACTGTCAATGCGCCACTTGTTAATCCACCCGTACCACCGCTAAATATTGCTTGCAACGCTGTGTTGCTTGTCATTGTCTTTGTGCCTGTTCTGGCTACAAAATGTTCAGCAACATTTGCCGCACGATTACTTGCAATTGGAGTTGCGTAAAACGTAGTTCCATCATATTCCCATGCGCCAGCCGTAGGCGTTGTTAAATTCGTACCCGTTACAAAATCCAACGGTGCAACTGTTGTTGTTCCTGCGCTTAAATTTACAGTAGAAAAATTGCCCGTATTAGGCGCAGTTCCACCAATAATCGGAGGGCTAGATAGGTCTAATGTGCCACCAAGAGTCAGATTTCCACTTGATGTGACTGTGCCTGTTAAGGTAATTCCGTTAACTGTGCCTGTGCTACCGACAGAGGTAACTGTTCCGCTACCTTTGCCATTAAACGTAGTCCAATCGGTAGACGTTAAATAACCATTTACCGATGTAGTAGCGGCTGGTATACTGATCGCTGGAGTAGCACCACCACTTGAAACGACTGGGGCAGTACCCGTTACAGATGTAACTGTTCCTTGGAACTGGTCAGCAGAGGAAATGGTGAAGTTGGGATAAGTACCCGTTATTGTTGTTGTTCCGCCTTGGGTCAACGCAACTGTCTGATCTGGCGCACTATTGGTGATGTTTAACGTACCGCTAGTTGTAATCGGGCTTCCTGTGATAGAAATACCAGTCCCTGCGGTAGCCGCAACACTCGTAACTGTGCCTGATGCGCTATTTGTTATCCATCCTGTGTCGTAATCTGCACCGCTATTCTTGGCAAGGATTTGTCCAGATGTACCACCAGTAGGGACACCAATACCATTTGAGCCAGTATTTCCATCCCTACCATTGTCACCCTTTTCGCCCTTAACTTCGCCTACATTTATTTTTTTGCCGTCAGACAATGTAAAAACAAGGGAATCATCAAAATCTACTTTTGCATTTATAACAGAAACGCCATCTTCCCCATCTTTACCATCTTCGCCATTTCTGCCATCAATTCCATTTGCGCCATTTTTTCCATCTACGCCAGCCTTACCAGTATCACCCTTTTGGCCTTGTTTTCCATCTTTTCCCTGTTTACCTTCTAACTTTTGAACTACCAAAACCTTTTCTGTAAGTTTTGGCAACTCTTTATCCAACAAAACAGCAATCGCAGTTACTTTTGCCTCTGTTGAAATGTCAGAAAGAATGACTTTTTTAAGGTTCATTGCTCACCAATAAGGTTTTTTAGGAATTCATTGTCTTTTTGGCTTTGCTTTTGTTTATCCATCATCTGCATTTCAACAATCTTTGCTTTGTTTTTTATGTCAGACTCTTTAAGCATCAAATCAGCAATCTTCACCCTCTTATCGAACTCTCTCTGGTTAGCATCAGCCTCATTTGGCAAATTCTTAGTCAAAGATGCACTCATCTTGGCTTGAACTTCCTGTGGCATCAACTGAGCCTCAACAGACAACTTGGTAGCCTCTGCCCTATTCTGTTCTGCCTGAGTAGTGTTGACCGCAATCTGCGCTTGTGCCGCTTGCATAGCCAATTGTTGTTGCATTTGTTGCATTTGTTGCGCTTGTGGGTCAGGTTGACTCATTTTCTCCAACATAGCAATCAATTCCATCCTATTAGATAGGCTCGAATTAGCCAAAATACCCTTCAAGATCACAGGCAAGACAGGAGTATTTGGCCCAAGTGTCTGCAATAAGCCAATGAACTGCTGTTGCTCGTACTCTCTAGCAATAATTCCAAGAGTAGCCGTAGGAATGAAGTTCATATCGACAGAAGGATAACGCTCTGGATCGAACTGCATATAGCGGAAAGCCGCTTTTTGAATGAACGGGATTAAGAAATCCTCTTGGAAGTTCACCAAAGTGCGCTTGTATTTCTTGATGATAGAAGCGACAGCCATAGACATACCGCCTTGACCACCATCACGAGCAACATTGCTGATCATGCCTTGGGAATCCAATGTTCCAGTAGCTTGCAACAACATACGCTCAAAGTCTCTAGCCGTAGCCAAGTTGTTGGGGTCAGTTTGACCGAACTTGAAGGGGTAGAGAATCTCAGAAGGTGCGCCATTTGTGAGGATCGCTTTGCCAGGCTTCACTTCAAACTTCATTCCTCTTGGCAAACGAGTAGCGTCCATAGCAATCATGGGGCTAGTGGTCAAAGCCAAGGAGTCAAGGTGTGAGCGAGTCTGAGCATCAATAGCCTTTTGCATATTGAACGCTTTTTCTACTGTGCCTCTGCCTAACAAGCGATTCGGAACTGTGTCATCCTGATAACTTAAAACAGGGCGATCCTTCATCATGTATGGGTTTTCTTCTGCTTTGAGCAGTTGACCATCATTAGCAATCACAACAATGGCTTCTACCAAGTCAGCATATTCCTCTGCCTCAGAGTTATTTGGGAAAAGGTCAACAATCTCTTTGTTTTCTTCTAGATTCTCTAGGTATTCCCGTGGAACTAAGCCATAGTAGGTCAGGAGAAGAACTTTCTCATCTTGGTATTGGCTCACCTCTTGGGTAGGCTCAAGGTCAGAGTCATCTCCAGTAGTGGTGATGTTTACCTTACGATAGATACCAGCCTCGATGCCTTGGACAATCTTGTGGATCGAGACGTATTTCTCTATCGCCACACCCATACAGTCATTTACAGAAATACCATTTGGATCGAACAAGAAGTTCTTTGGGTTTACAGGAGAAATCTTGACCGCAATGCGCTCTCTCTCCATCACACCAATAGCCGCTTGCCCCATCTGGTTAGGGATTGGCTGAGTCGCTGGAACGTACTCCTTCTCAGTCATCACCACAACTTCGCCTATGCCTGTGCCATAGATTTCAGCCATCAGTTCAATCTGATCAATGGCTTTCCTAATCTTGTCTTTCTTGAAGTCTTCTGTGAGTTGACGCTTGATCATCTCCACATCTATGTCGTTGCCATTGACATCTTGGATGTTGTCTTCAATGTCAAAAAAGTCACCTTGACCAAAGATTGCTTCCATGATCTCAGCATGACGAGTCTCTACTGCTTGCTGAGTTGCAGGTGTGACAATGCGTGAACGCTCAGATTCACGGCTCTTGTCTTCTACTGCCCACTCACCACGGAAGATGCGCTCGTACTCTAGCCAATAGGGAAGGAAATTGGTGTTTCTGTAATCACGCCAACGATCACAATGGTCAACAACAAAGGCAGTTAAGTCCTTGTCAGCCTGTGTAGGCTCATCGTAACTACCTTGGTCTTCGATCTTCACTTCTTTGTCTGTTGCCATTTAAACCCCGCTAATTATGTCCACAGGCTCCCACTCATCTTCTTCTACGCTCTCAAAGTAAGAAGTCACGGCTAACTGGTCAATATATGACAAAGCATCTGGCAAGTCATCATGCACTCCAATGGCTGGGAATAAAAGAAGTTGATCTTTAAATTCATCCCAATCTTCCTCAGAGTTCAGCACAATACGCCCATGCTCAAATCGACCTTGGAGGCTCCAGATAATTCTGTCAGCCTTTTTCCTATTGCCATGCGTTAAGTCTACTATGTGGGAATATACATTATTTTTACGCATAAGGTCAGAAAGGTAAGGAAGAACTGCGTTTTTTAACGCACCCCTCTCGATTCCTACTGCTAAAGGTCTGTAATCCCTCATCTTCATCAAGATGGTTGCCGCAGTCTCCCGTATATCCCATCTCCCAAAGACAATCTCTTTGACAAACCACTTCCCATCATCCGTTACTTTGACCACAGCAATAGCAGTCTGATCTAACCTTTTCTTGGAATTAGCCGCTTGTTTGGCAACTTCCTCAAATCCTGCCAAGTCACAGGCTATGTAGTAACTACCATACTCAGGCTCTTCCCCATACTTAATCCACTCTTCCTTAAAGATGTTGCTACCAGCATTGGTGAAACTCGCCATGTATTCTTGCTTGAAAGCAAAGGTAGACAGAGTTTTCTTGGCAGACTCAATCTCAGTTGGGTCAATCAAGGGGTTGTCTTTGGTAGTGAAGTGCCAAGACTTCCAATCGGAATCTTCTTCAGACTGCCCTAACTTATATAGGTCATAGAACCAGTTTCTGCCCTTTGGCGTACCAATGAACATGGCTCTGCCCTTTTTGTCTGACAGGGATGCTCGAATGACCTGCTCCCATGCCTCTGGCTTAATGTCTGCTACCTCATCCAGTACGGCGTAAGTCAAGCTAACACCACGCAGAGTGTCTGGTCTGTCTGCACCTCTGACGTAAATCTTTGCGCCATTGATCATCGTGATGTCCAAGTTGTTTACATGACTACCTTGGATCACCTCTCTACCAATATCCAACAACAAATCCCAAATGATCTGCCTAGACTGCCCCATCGTAGGACTCACATACAGCACCGCCGAACCCTGTGGACACTTAAGGGCTTCGATCAAAAGGGTTGTTGCCGCCAACCTAGACTTGCCACACCTTCGCCCAGCCGCAACAACCTTAAACCTCGTCTTGTCAGCAAAAACATCCTGTTGCCAAGGGAGAAGAGAAAAATTAAGGTCAGACATCTTTTGCCTCTATATCTTCCGCATCTATTACGGGACTGTGATTGATCTCGCCAATGCCCGTGATGTTAATCGTTACCGCATTCCTTTGCTTGGCTTCCTTGTCAAACAAGGTGATCGGTAACGTCCTGTCCAAACACATCTTCAGAGCCGCCATTTGGCCAGGGTGGTCATCATTCAACGCAATCTCAATCACCTTCTGCGCTACATCCCTTCCACCAGAATTGATCATCAACTCTTTAAGTTCCTTGATCCTCTGGTGATCCGTCTTCGGTAACGACAGGCTAGGGTTCGCCGCCCACCTCTGGATGGTGAGCTTCTTCACGCCCTTCGGTCTGCCAACCTTTTTTTTCAATTCGAGTTCACTCATAACAAAATTTTACTCCTTTTACCTTTTTGTGAGGGGAGGGGGGTACAGCAAAAACTTTGGCAACGACCGACCCCCTCCCCCCCACCAAAAAACCAAAAACCACGGGAAAACCCTAACAGTTTTGGCAGTCTACTTAACACTATGTTCATTATGTAAAGTTATTTTGTGGTTATGCACAGGTTATACAGAGAATTGTGTTGTATTTCTGCATTCGTCCTAGCAACTGTGGATAACTTTTCAATTTTTCTGTGGATAACTGGGTTCGGGCGGGTTGGGTTGGCGGCGCAAACGGAAAAAGGGGAAGAGGCGGAGGGTGCATTCCAGCCATACCTGTTCGTTAAGAAGGATCGAGATCAGATAGTTTGCACATATGCCTCTTATTCCGCTTAAAACGAGCCACAAGCCTCTGATCTGACTCGTCCGTAGCCAGACTAACCTCAAGCGATTGGACGGGCATCCAAGGTCTGTATCCAAATTCGTAGAAATGTCGGTAAAACTCCATTACAGCGACAAAGCCATTGGAGATGTTCCCATCACCAGCGGCCAAAAGGATTGTCCGTTCCGCATCACCCAGAACCCTGCGGAACTGCACAGTATGTTTGCTTGGTGGGCGAGGCATCCTAGATCACCTCCAACTCAACCGCATACACTTTCGCACCACCAGAGCGTTGCCGATACTGCCAATCCAACTGCTTATGGCCATCATCGACACCAAGCCAATCAGCGACACCATCACGGGTAGCTTTGAACGCCGACTGCAAGTTATCACCATCCAACTGTCTGGGCGCAATCCTCGTTAGCACCAAGGTCAAAGGTAGAGGCGGCGGAACAGCCACAGATGCCAAGGCGTTGAACGCCTTTTGCCGTTGACTTTTCGCCAAACGAGCCTTAACAGCCCAATGTAGTCTTAAGTTCGCAATTGAGACAATCTTCATTTCTATCCTTATTTCAATCATTTCTTACCTTCTTCACCAAACACCAACCCAATCCCTAAATCCAGTATCCGATCCTGATCATCCGATCCATCCGCCATCCGAACCTTCCTTAGTCTATAGACTAAGGAGGAAGGATTCGGATGATTGGCAGGGTGGACTTCGGATGGTTTCGGATGGTTTCGGATGATTCGGATGATAGTTTCGGATGCTATCCTTATTATCCGAATCATCCTTGTTCGGATGACTTCGGATGACTTCGGATGCAAATCAATCAATTTTGACCTCATCCAACTGGCTATTTTTGCTCTTGTAACCACCATCCACCTCAACCACCATATCCTTATTTATCATACTTTTTACTACTTCCCAAAATCTGTTATTTTTAACTCCATGCTCCTTGGCTGAGTCTCTCCACTCATCGTATCCAACTGGTCTGAGTTGGTGATTCTGGAACAAGCTGACTTCGAGCATCACCAAGCATTCCATGACTTGCTTTTGGTTTGGCGAGAGGTAGGTCTTCTTTTGGACTTGGCTAACCAGACCGCTGATGTCTACCGCTGTCAGATATGCACCTTTGACTGGCATCCCGTTTTTGTTGTTGATTGGTAGATCGACTTGGGTGATCTGGAAGTTCTTTGGGGATGGCATTTCCGCATCCTTCATCTTCTTGGACTCGAACGCTATGGTCTTTGTGCCTGAATCCAATTGGCACTTGTACTCAGCATCTAATGCACCTTTCAAGGCTGTGGAGCCTCTGGAGCGATCCTTGTCTGCCACACCGCTGTGGTGAA